AACCAAGAATTTCTTTAGACTTATGCTGTATTGGTGAACATTGGGTTTATTTTGTAGTTGTAGGAAGTCATTATCAGAGCTTACAATCAATATTGGTTCGGATACATCAGAATATTTACAAAGGACTGCAATTATATCATCAGCCTCTGCGGTATCGTGATGTAATACCTTATAGGGGAAATTGTTTTTGAGTTCGTCTTTTAGAGCATTTAGGAAATCAAACAACTTCTTCCAATCGAAATCGGAAGAATCTCGTGTGGTTTTTCTGTTAGCTTTATAGTATGGAAACTTAGAGCGTCTCCATGAGGCGTGACCGTCATAGCACAAAACAAGTTCACCATATTTGTCTTTAAACTTGTTTCTAATGAGCCTCAAGTTATTAATTACGATGTGCCTAATAAGGTTTTCATCGTAATGCGGCTTTCCTTTAGATTCTGCCATCAGGGCAGAAATCGTAATCTGGTTCATATCGACCAATATCATTAATAAACTCCTAGAATAATCGTATCTTCACCAACTCTACCTTTAGCTTCATATTGCTTCGACTTCAAACCATCAAAGGCTGTTTTTACAACTCTAATACCTTTGGCTTCGATATCCTTTATGAATTTTTCAGGTTTTCTGATTTTCTTGGTGAAGGATTTGTTTGCATCGAAGTTGATAATTGTAGTACCTTTTACAGTTAGCCCATTAGAATTCGTACATTCTAGTAAAGTGGCTTTATTATATTTAGTGTTGAAAAGTAAAACCTTTTCTGCGCCAATGATCTTGGTTGGAGAAATAGATTTGATTTTCAATTTAGGATATTCTAACTGGTATTTCATATTCTTGACAATAACACCAGCAGGTTTAGCCTTCTTCTTTCTGATTTTGATTATAGATTTTACCTGTTTAGCATAATCATTGCAGGTTGTTATAACTTCATCCACAAACGAAGCAAATGCCATTAGGTTTTGTTTTTCATAGCAATGATATGCTTCTGGACAATGTTTCATGTCCTCCATAACACCTTTTTTCTTTTCCTCAAACCAAGCAGCAATCTGAGGGCATTGACCTGCTTTGATGTTTTTGGCATGAAAGAAATCTTTTACTGTTTTTGTTGGTGCGACTTCCTTTGAGGTAGTTACGGGAACTTTACCTGAAAGCTTCTTCATGGTTTTTGACATAGAAGCTACAGTAAGCAATGTAGGCTTGGTTTGCTTGGTTGTTAATTTTACATCACACCAATGCTCCAATTCACCTATAACATCTGATATTTTATTCTTGATTTTATCTTGAATAGATACCTTTTCTTCTGCAATTTCTTCTTCGGTATCTACTACTTCTGGTTCTAGTTTATTGGCTTTTTCTTCAATAAACTTTAGCATCTGTTCCAGTTTTTTTACTTTTTCTGCTGGAACTGGTGCACCTAGAGTAAGTAAACGACAAATTACACCAGTATCAAATCCTGGTATATCTTGTATTTCACCATACTTAATGTTAACTCTTGGTAATCTATTGATCTTGGAAATTACTTCTTTGCTAATTCCCTTTTTCTTTAGATACTCAATACACCAAGTTTTTTGATCTGATTCGGATGCCATATAGTGATACCATCTAAGTGCTATCAAATAGGCAGAGATTTCTTCATCTGGTGTTTTTGGCTTTTTATCCCAAGAAGGCTCAGGACCATATAGAGCACTTTCCAGATTTTTATTTCCTAATTTAGCCATTTGTTCCTTTAAAAAGTTCTAAATAGATTATAGCTCGTATTTATGCAAAAGTCAAGCGTCCCTAAATTTTTTCGAAAAACTTGACTTTCTTAAGTGAGTTGCGTATAATTACTAGCTCGTCGTTGTAGACGAACATAGAATAAGGAAATATAATGATTAGGCATAATATGATGGTTAAAATTGAAAGCTCACAAACCCAACGTAAGGCTGGAGAGGTTGTTCGAATTGAGGAAGATTACAATTGGGGAAATCAGTATTTGGTAAAGACTTATCATCCAGATTGGGGTTATGAATGTTTTTGGTTTAGAGAACACGAAATAAGGAGTAAATAATGGAATTACTGGTCATAGGAATTTTGATTTTTATTCTTGCTCATAACGAACAAGGATAAATGGTATTGAGGCGTTCTGTTAGCGGCTATACAACCGAACTGTCTATTCGGAACTCATGGGTTCGAGTCCCATACGCCTCGTTAGAACAGAAAATAGGTCTTTTGAGGATCAAAATTTGTTCTTCTTAGAGTCAAGCCAACGCTAATTCTAAGATTTTGTGACGACCTGGAAGTAAGCCTTGAGGGCAGGAAAACAGAGTCTAATCTCCTTGTAACCAAGCCAACGCTAGTTACAGGGTTTATGCGAAACAGCAATATTAAATAGAATAAAAATAGAAACTGATGAAAATTGGGAACGTTGGATGGAGGGGCAAGATGCGTTGCCTTCTTTTGAATTACCTCCTAATACTAAGATAAGAGTAATACCTCCGGTCGTAGGAGCGTTAGCGAGATTCATTATTGAGGATAAAAATGATCCTGATATTAATTGTTCAATATATTTCGACGCGCACGGAACATTAGGATATTTCAATGGACCTTATTGGGAAGTCTATCCTAATAGAACTTTAGATGATAATTCCAGATTTGATGTTAAGGATATTTCTGGATTGATGGAAGAAATAAAGGCTTCTTTGAAAGCTCAAAGAAAGGCTAAAAAGAGAGTAGTTCCTCAATTGCCTCCCGGAAAATAAAATGAACATATTTGTTTTGGATTCCCACCCAGGAATCGCTGCTTCTTATCATAATGATATTCATTGCAGGAAAATGATTCTAGAGTCGGCTCAGATCATTTGTACCGTAAAACACATTTACGGAGAAACTGCACCGTATAAGCCAACTCATAAACATCATCCTTGCACATTGTGGGCAGCTAGAAGTTTCTCTAATTACATATGGTTACGTGAACTAACTTATTATCTAAATGAGGAATACAAATACAGGTTTGATAAAACTGTAGACCATGCCTCATATGCCGCAATTCGATATGTAAATGCTCCTGTTAGACTTCCTGATATTGGTCCAACAGACTTTGCTTTAGCTATGCCTAAGGTATTTCAATACAAGGATTGTTCTGCTGTGGAATGCTATAGAGCCCTTTATATCCACAATAAATACTCCTATACCGTCGGAAATAAAGTGAAGATCATGGCAAAATGGACGAAACGAGCAGATCCTTTTTGGTATAATAAATCTACACTTTTACCTTTCGATCGCTATTTGATGCCACGGTGCATAGAAAAGAAGTAATTGATGCCAAACTATGATTATAAATGCGATAAATGCAATACCGTTTTTGAAGAATTTCAAAAAATTGCAGATCGGCATGTACCAGAGAAAAAACCTTGCCCCTCTTGTAAAGAGCAGGATACAGTGAAATTGACTATAAGTCCAGTTAGAACTATAGATCCAGTTAAGCTAGGTACTAAAAAACCTGATAAAGGGTTTCAAGAGGTTATGGCTAAGATTAAAGAAAAGCATCCTAGAATGATTAACAGAAGATGGTAAATGAAATTCACACATACTAACCAATATAACTATACCACACTAAAACGAGTTCAATTACCTCAAGGTCGCTTTTATCAATCCCCAACCACTAATTTATGGTATCCGTCCATTACTACAGTTACAGGACATTCTAAGAAAGCATTTTTCAAAGAATGGAATAAAATACCAGGTAATATGGAAATAAAGAAAGCGGCGGGATCGAGAGGCGATAAGATTCACGATCTTGCAGAAAAATACCTTACAAACAAACCTATAGATAATACATTACTGACTACCAAAGAAGTAGAATTGTTTCAAAGGATTGAACCTGAGTTGAATAATATCCAAAATATTCAATTACAAGAACAAACAATCTGGTCTGATACTATGAAAATAGCTGGTAGAGTAGATTGTATTGCGGAATATAATGGAGTTTTATCTGTTATCGATTTCAAAACTTCTCTAAAACAAAAGAAAAAGGAATGGATTACAGATTACTTTGAACAAGCTACTGGTTATTCCATAATGTTTCAAGAAAGAACTGGAATAAAAATAGGTAAAATTGTTATTATCATAACATGTGAAGATGGAATGCTTCAAGTATTTGAAGAAAATCCTATAAACTACGTCAAGTCCTTGTATAATACAACCAAAAACTACTTCAATGATAATAATTTTGATTATATTCAAACTCTTATTGGAGATATAGAATCGTGATTCTTGAAGAAAAATTGGATTTCAATGATGTTATGATAGTTCCTAGTTATTCTACTTTGAATAGTAGGAAAGAAGTTTATCTAGAAAGAACATTCGATTTTAAAAATGGTAAACGAATACATGTTCTTCCTGTGGTAGCATCTAATATGGATACCGTAGGAACGTATAGCATGTACGATAAGTTAAATACCGCGGGAATGATGACTGCCATTCATAAGCATTATGATATCCAAACCGTTTTAGATTTTGAATTTGATCATATAGGCCAGCAGATGTACAGAATGTTACATACCGTTGGTATTGATGATTCAGAATTTGAAAAAATGCAGGATATTAGCAGGTGTTATGCAAATACTCCATCCATACTAATGATTAATATTGATGTAGCTAATGGTTATATCCAAGCCTTTCATGATACCATTTCTAAGTATAGAAAAGAATTTCCAGATGCTATTATAACAGCAGGTAATGTAGTTACACCAGAAGGTGTTGAACTATTAGCTAAAGCTGGAGCAGATATTATTAAAATCGGTATAGGTAGCTCTGGTGCTTGTCTGACAAGAGCTAAAACTGGAGTCGGATATCCTCAGTTTTCTTGTATAGTGGATTGCTTGACGGCAGCGGACAATAATGGAGTTTATCTAATGTCCGATGGAGGTTGTACCAATCCCGGCGACATAGCTAAAGCTTTTTGTGCTGGGGCTGATTTTGTTATGATTGGTGGTATGTTAGCCGGTCACGACGAATCTGAGGTTAACTTTGTCAAAGATGAGAATGGTAATGAAACGTGTCTAATTTATGGTATGAGTTCTGAAACTGCCATGAAGAAATATCACGGAGGAGTTAGACCTCACAGAACCTCAGAAGGAAGAGCTGTAGTAATTAGAAGAAAAGGACCCGTAATGAACACTGTTATGGATATTATGGGTGGATTGAGATCCTGCGGAACTTACATAGGAGCAAAACAACTAGATGAATTTCATGATAAGGCACGGTTCATTCGAGTGAATAGACAGTTAAATACATTTTTAGGACAATAAATGGGTTCAATATTAAATATTAAGAATAGTGATTTCTCTAAGCAGGTAGAACAGTTGGTTATTACCAAACAAATGACTTATATAGATGCGGTCTTACATTTATGCGAAGAACTTAACATAGAACCATCATCTGTAAATAAACTGTTATCAAAACCAATTAAAGAACAAATAAGGCTTGAAGGTCAAGAAATTAATTTACTTCCTAAAGACAATAAAATAACCATTATATGAAGATGCAACCATTTGACGCATATACTACATATCTGGGAATAAAAACTCATTTCAAATCTAAGAGTTATAGTTTTCAGAAATTTGGAAAAAGTAAGGCTAAGTACGAAACATTTTGCCTTAGAAAAGATCGGTATTTCTTTGAAAAAATTACAAGGAAATTTACAGATGAAGAAATTCTTGGTATATACGTTTCAAACTTAATGCAAAATTGTGATGTTTGGGTTGGTGATTTATTGACAGAGGATGCCCAAAAAACTTATATGTCTTGGAAGAAAAGAAACGAGAATCTTCGTTACCTTTTCAAGGCAGACTGCGATCTTGTTATTAAGAGCATAGAAGGGCAACCTTTATCAAAACTATTTACAGCCGAAGAAGGTAAATATCCAATTATAGTCCAATTATTGCTTCAAAATAAAATCATGCCAGAAACATTTGTAATATTCGATAAGATATTCGAATTTATGCAGATCCTTAATAAGCAATATGAGAACGATGTGGTTTGGTCTTCTCTTATGTTGAAATTTGAAAAGTATAGTCCATTTGTAGAGACTACACCAGACGACATAATTTTTTACAAAAAACTTGTCTTATCGAAAGTGGAGGAGTATAATATACATAAATACCCAAGAAGGGAGGAAGAAATAAACCAAATACAAAAATAAACTGTTTTTAGAAAATAAAGTAATACACAAAATATGAAAGGTAAAGAAATATGAGTAGTTTTTCAGAATACATGAAGAAGTCCAAGTCCAGTAGCGTAGATATCCTGAATCAGAAATTGCAGGAAATTTCAAAGCCATCTTTCCAACGAGATGAAAGACTTTGGAATATTCAAAAAGATAAGACGGGAAATGGTTTCGCAATCATACGTTTCCTGCCAGCTAAAGAAGCAACCGCATCTCCCTTTGTTAGATATTGGAGTCATGCGTTCAAAGGACCAAGTGGATCTTGGTACATTGAAAATTGCCCCACCACTCTCGGAAAGAAATGCCCGGTCTGCGAACGCAACAGCGCTTTGTGGAATTCTGGTGTAGATTCCGATAAAGAAATCGCAAGAAGTAGGAAACGTAAATTGGTTTATGTTTCTAACGTCTTGGTGATTAAAGATGGTGCTAATCCGGATAACGAAGGAAAAGTGTTCCTGTTCAATTATGGAACAAAAATCTTCGATAAGATCCAGGCATGTATGCACCCTGAATATGATGGTGATGTTGCCGTAAATCCTTTTGATTTCTTAGGTGGAAAGAATTTCCGTCTGAAAGTCAAGACTGTGTTTGAATATTCAAATTATGATGACTCTACCTTCGATCAAGTATCACCTCTTCATGGTGGTAATGAAGAAAAGATCGAAAAGGTATGGAATGGATTGTACGATTTGAATGAATTCGTAGATCCTGCGAAGTTCAAGGAATATGATGAGCTTAAGAGTAGATTCGTGGATGTAATTGGTGATAATGAGCCACAAGCTCCTTCTCAACCATCTTTTACTCCGCCAACCAAGAAAGCTTCAACTCCTGCCAAAGAAGTTGAAAAATCTGGTGACGAGGATGATGATGCCTTGAATTACTTCAAGAAACTTGATTCCGAATAATTTAGAATAACCGCCCGCGATAGACCCGGTGTTACGTAAAAGTACACCGGGTCTTTTTTATTGGTTAAAACTGACTTTGTTTCCACCATACAGCCACCACGGTCTAGGTTCTGCAATAGTGTTTGGAGTCAATAATGTAGGACTATTAGAAACCGCATTGTTGATATTCTGAACCATTACAGGACCACCGGAACCAGATTTTTCCTGTGGTTTATTATTCAGGTCTATAATCTTACTGGTGACATATTTCTTAGATGCCGAAGGCAATACATCGTTATCATTTATTCGTGGTGTTGGTTGAGCATATGTGGAGGCAGATTTAGACTGCATTGCAATGTTCAAAGTTTTCTTTAGATCCATATAATCAGTTTTAGCACCACCTGATACCAATGTAGCCAATTTAATAAGATCGGGATTATATTTTTGTAATAGTAATTCCGTTTTCTTGTCGTTGAGAGTATATTCCTTATTCTTCTTTAATGATAATCCCTCGTTGAGTAGAGATTCATTGTCTATTTCTTTACCGGTATCCTTTTCTATTACAACAGGTTTCATGTAATGTTCTACACCACCAGGTCCTGAACCTCTTATCATTTCTTTATTTTCTATTTTGTATTGAGAGAAGAATTTAATGTAATCTGATAGAACTTGCTTGGAATCATCCAACAACTTACTGTTTTCTTCGTCAGCTTGGTTATTATTTCTGGCTTTCAAGTCTGCGGAATACATATCTTTCAATCCGGAATTAGATTCTTCCATAGACAACAACCTCTCATTTAGGTCGTTTAGAGCCTTATAAGAAGAAACCTTATCTATTAATCCAGATGATTCCGCAAATTCTTTTTCAGATTTTGATAAGGTTAGAGACTTCTCAAATACCTCATCTTTAGTTTTAGCAGATCCTAAAGTCTTTTCCAGTCTAGCCATAAGAGTAGGATCATATTCACCCTTTTGAGAATCAAATAGTTTTTGTTTTTCCGAATATTCTTTTCCTGCTATAACCGCATCACTTTGGGTCTTAACATAAGTTGCATAATCTCCCGATACAGTTCCTTCTTTTGCCTTAGAAATGGCATCTCTAGTTATTTCTGCTGCAATTTGAGAATTTCTGGAAGATATTTTTTGATTTTCGGAAATTATCTTGCTGTTCCCTGAAAGATCCTTTGCCACAAGTATTGCGTCGAAAATCAAGGATGCAGCAGTTCCTAATCCTGGTATAATAGCTGTTATACCGGAAGCTAGTTCTAGTCCGGCACCCCAATAATCTCCTTCTCTAGCTCTATCAGCGGCAAATTTACCAGCAACACCTACTCCTAAAAGTGGTATTTTTTTACCTAAAATTTTACCAGTTTTACTCAAAACTGTTTTCATTATACCTTTTTCGGCTAATTTTGTTGCTTCTTCAATAGCTTCCTTTTCTACTACTTGGGCAAGTTTTGATTCGCCTTTATTGAAGAATGAAGCTATATTTTTGGATGTTTTTGCTACCGCCCCTACAGTTTCTTTAATACCACCTGGTTGAAGTACGGTCGAAGCTGCCTTCACCAATTGACCAGAACCAGATTTATCCAAAAACGACCCACTAACAGCACCGGCCGTTGTTAGAAATGCTGCGGTACCCAATCCTGTAGTTAAAAACTTGGTCAAAGATTCTAAAACCGATGATTGTTTATTCTTGTCTTCTTTATCCTTTTTATCATCTAAATCAGTAGACCTAATATTTGTTCCAGCAGACAAGAAAAATTTCTGCATTGCGGTCATTAAGTCTTCGTTGGATTCTCTTTCCTTTAACTTATCGTTGTTCATTGTCAAGAGTTCTACCATTCTTCTGGTATAATTCTTGATTTCTGTTACGTTTTTAGAGGTTTGCTTAGAAATTCCTGGTTTGATAGCTCCGGGCACTTCTTTTGGAGATACAATTTTCTCCGTCACATTCTTATCAATTTTACGAACATACCTAGAAAGAGTATTGACCTTTTCATTGATTTTCTTCATGCCCTCAGAAACAGAATTCAATAAGGTATTATTCTTCTTAGTCATTAGATTTATATTGGATATAAATCGTGCTTGTTTCTTCATATCCACTGTAGATAACCTAGTCCTTGCGGAACCCGTATTTCTACGTTGAGGTAAAGTCTTGCCTCTATTTGATCTAGAAGATACGGGAACGTTTGGACCTAAATTGGTACCAATAAGTGAATTAATTACTGAGGCTAGTGTTGTCATTGATTACTCTTTTTGGTGTTTTCTTCTTCTATGTGCTGGTTTAGTAAATCAATATAAATTTCACGTTCCCAAGGTAACATATTTTCCAATTCTGTTAATGAATATTTATGGATATGCATCAATTGAAAATTAAGTTTAAAGAAAACGTGTAAGGTTTCATGACAACAACTTAGTCTAAAAAATCGGCAAGTCCTTGTAGAACGACCTTTCCTGGAGTTTTGCATTTGGAACATGTATATTCCACTTCTTTGAATATTTTTGGTATGTTGTTGAAAAAATTCAAAACCTTCTCAAACTGGTCGGAATCTAAGTTTTCGATAAACTCCTGAAATTCTTCTAAAGTGAAATCTGATCTGGAATGAGATGTAGTTTCATCGTAAATTTGATCCACACATTCATATAGAACACTGTAATTTTGCAATAAGGCATCTCCGATTGATATGATTTTTTTCTCGACTTCTAGAGTAGGATATTTCATTACAATACCAACTTTATTGGTCAGTTCTATTCTATTGGAAACCGTATTATTAGTTACCTCTATATCGTTGAGATTGATTGAAAGTTGAATTATATTATTACAGCCTTCGGTGTGGCATCGAATACTGGGTTCTATAATTTCTCCAACAGACTTACATCTTAACTTAAGGAAGATATATTCAATATCAAAAATAGGTAGAGAATCTATATCAATAGAACCATAGGTACAGTTATTGATTACCTGTTTTATGGTTGTTAGAATTTGTGCTGAATCTTCGGCTTCTGATGTAGCCGCCATAAGGAGCATTTTTTGTTCTTTGACCAAATAAGGTCTAAACTTTATCTTTTTTCCAGATGAAGGTACCGTCAAATCATACAAGGGAACATCTATCTTAGGTAAACTCATTATCTAACTCCTTTAGAGACCGAGAAGGTTTTGGAATCCTGTATTTGCAGGATTAATATTTCCTATATTAGAAATAGGTTCGAGAACCCTGGATCGCAATCCTTCATACGAATAATCAGGATTTCTGCGGAATACGTCAATAATTTGTCCAGCTTGAGCTACAGCTTCTACGTTTTCTACACCAAAAGCAGATCCAAGTTGCTTCAAACCAGCATCAACTATAAGTTGCTTTAGTTCTTTAGGATTTGTATATCTGATAGCATCTCTGGCATACTTGATGAATTTTTGCCATGGTTCTATTTGTTGCTCAGACAAACCAACCCGGTCTTCTGTCAAATCTATCTTTCTTTGGTTTAATACATTTCCTCTATCTGCATATGGTGTTTCTGGACTATCCTTGAACACATATTCAGGATCTTGCATTAGAACACTTCTAGCAATATCGGTATTGGCATTATCTCTTTGCGAAACGTAATATTGTTCTACTGGGTCGATCCATTTCTTGAATGCGAAGGTCACACCAACTCTCATAAAATCAGAAGATTGTGAACTAAGGTATACATCATTTATTTCCAATGGATAGCATTCCATACAACGTATGAAATAAATTCCATTAGTATCTAAAGAATCGTCGTCAAATGGAAGAGGATCTATGGTACTTCTGGTTTTATTTGCAGCTATAGCCGCAGGATTTCCTAATTGGTTGAATGAGTTTACGTTATCAGGCAATACCATTATTGTAATAGTGAATGGTTTTGCATACTCATCATAAAATCCGGGGCTGTGAGTTACAGGATTCAATACTTTGTCCTGCCAAGCTTTGAAATACATTCTTTCGTACATATCGGTACTTGCCATGAAGGTCAAGGATAATTGTTGAGTGTATGTTTCAAAATTAGGCATTTTTGTCGATAGATTATAGGTCCTCACATCTTGCGTAGAAATCAACCTACCAGGAATCACAGCATCAATGCAGGTAAGAGCCAATCTCTGTAATCTGGAAATAGCCCTATAAGAATTAAATAGGTTATTGTACGCTCCGCCCAATTGAGTGGTATTGACTTCTGGTGCCGGACCGTTTATAAACACGATAAATCTATTGCTCTTTTGAAAGCCATAATCTCCAGCGTGTCTGATTAGATCCGTTATGAATGATGGTTTACTCATTTTATCCTTTTAATTTCTTGAGACTTTCACTCCAAACCGTATTTCTTGATTCTTTCATGAATCTTTCCAACGGCAAAGATGCAACGTATGTCCATTGTTCTGGGAAGACTAAATTCATGTACCTGATTTTATTGTACAAATATCTTTTGGTGCATACTTTCGCATGTCTGCTTCCAGAAAAACTCTTTATGAGTTTATAGGAAAGGAGTAGTTTGGTATTTTCGTTCATTATTTGATTATTGGTTCCAATATTATAGAGTGCTTTTAGTAATTGCATTCGCTGGGCTACAGGAAGATAATGTAGATTCAATCCGATGAATCCGTTTGGAAGTAATTTGACTATGAAAATTAAAGGAAATACGTCGTAGTATGGTAATTCTTTCTTTCCCTTTGGGTCATACATCATAAGGAACATTTTACCAGCAATGGGTTCCTTTAGTTTCCTTACATCGACCTTTTTTCGTTCCTTTATCAGCTTAGAAACCTGGTTTTTATACCAAGAAATGGAATCATAGTTCCTTGTTTTAGGAATAAATTCCTTCATTCTAGCTGAAATTTGTTTTAGAAGGTTACTTAGCATTTATTTCTTTCCGAATAGGTTTTTTTCGGTTATAATCAAAAATTCCCAGTTCTTTTGTTCGCACAGTTTTTTGGCAGCTTTCCATTTACTCGTATTGGTAATCCACAATTCTACTTCTTTGATATAGGATTTTGTTGGTTTATTTGTTTTCTCTGGAGGCAACGTCAACTTAGAAGGCTTTACCTCTATAAGCTTTTCTGTTATTTTACCATTCTTGTCTTTGATTTTTACCCAAAAATCAATCCAATACTTGTGACGCGATCCGTCCATGGCGTTAATGTACGGTATTGCAAAGGGTTCTATAGACCATTGAATTATACTAGAGTTGGTATCAAAATACTCGCATAATTTACGTTCCCAAAGTGATCTGTAAACCACTGAATTTGGGTCTCCTACGTATTTTCCTGGAGTTTTTAGTTTATACACACCTTTGTAAGATTTATCCAATCCCATATAAACATATTTATCATAAATAACTTTAATCAAGGAAACATACTAATGGGATTTAGTTTTAATACAGGTCTTGAAAATGCTTCTTCTATTCCAGGAATCAACCCTAATGGAAACCCGGATTATGGAAGTAATTCATCAATCGAGTACGACAAAACATTGGCATTAGCCAATCAAGGTACAGATAAAGGAAATGGATTATTTTCGTTTCCTATCGATTTGAAAAGAATGAACTTCAAGACAGCAGAAATACGGGATTTCATGGAAATTGAGATTCTGGAAGTCATAGGACAGGGATTTGAAAGTGCCTATGACAAAATTGATGTGTCTGCCAATGATATTATATCTGCCGACATTCTATCTCAAAATACGGCAGTTCCTTCTACTTTACAGGATTTTCTAGGAAATGATCCTAGTAAGAATGATTTCAAGACTTATATTTCCTCTAGTCCCTTTTCAGAAGTGTTCAAAGACACCACCAAACTGAGGGATAGACAAACCAAGCGCGTGGCAAAACTGTGGATGTACGAACCAGATCAAATAAACAGTGATTATAGCCTAAAATACGCAGATGAAGATTTAGGACCGACCAAGAAGATAGCCGAAACAATTTCTGATGCTGTTTCTGGTAAAAGTATTCCATCAGGTATCATTAAACAAGCAGGAACGTCTCTCATATCAGACTTGGTAAAGAATGTTACTAATTTTGGTGGTTCCCTATCTGTAGGGCGTTTGTTTGGTGGAGAAATTGATCTACAGAAGTATATTAACTTCAAATCACGATCCATTCCAAGCCCTTTACTAGAATATTCATTTGAAGGAATTCAAAGACGTAAATTCACATTTTCGTGGAAAATGTATGCTAAGTCCAAAGATGAGGTAATGGAATCTTTCCATATAATTCGTTTGCTAAAGAAAAATGCATATCCTACACGTCTAGGTAACGAATACTACATCAAGTACCCTAATATTTTCAAAATCAGACACTTGTTTCTTAATAATCAAGACCAGATATCCGAAAACTTATTTTTGAATAGAATCAAACCATGCGCCTTAGAACGCATTTCTGTAAATTATACAGATTCTAATGGATTTTTGGTATTCGATAAACAATTAAACATTGAAAATATAGATTCTAGTGGAAATGTTGCTAAGCTACAAAATGCAATAGGTAAAGCCCCTATTGGAATAGAAATAACACTAGAATTCACCGAATTGGAATTGTTACTCGGGGACGATTTTGATTTGGATCCAACTCAAACCAACCCGTATCAAGGTGGGGGTTATTAATGTATTTCAAGACTATGCCTACTAGACCATATGATATGTACGGTGATGGTAATATTCAGATGGTCAAAAATATTTTGGAGTGCTCGAAGTTCACCGATTTCTTCAAACAAGATGCTCAACAGCTCTTTGTGGAGTATAAAGTCAAGGACGGAGAAAAACCAGAACACATCGCACATAGAGTCTATGGAAATTCTAAATTGCATTGGATTATTTTGTTATTCAATAACATTATAAATCCATATTTTGATTGGCCTCTAGAACAATCTGAATTGGAATCACAAATACAAGCAAGGTATCCGGGTTCTGCTATTTTCGTGGACTTAAAATCCATATTTAATAAGACAAACGGAACAAAACTACTACCAACTAAATCTAATTTCATAGTTGGTAATACAGTTCATCATGAAGATGATTTGTGGGAAGGTGTGATAGATTCATGGGACTCTACTTTGAGAAAATTGGTTATTACCGATATTAGTGGTATTCTAAGTGATCAATTGGAAAGTACCTATACTGGTAAAATCGTAAGTGAAAATTCAGATGGTGTCGAATTTG